GGTTGTGCCATTGTATATTACCTTTTTTGTTGAGATTTAAGATTAATCATATCCATTAAAGCACTTTGGGCTTCACGAAGATGCCCTGTTTTCTTTAATTGACCGATTTTATTTCTTATGCCCTCTCTACCTGAACTTGAACCTGATTTTGCGACACCAGCTTTTACAACTTTAGGAGCATTAGCTACCTTCTTCTGTGCTATAGGTCTTTTATCTTTAACAGATTTGTAACTCATAGCATCTTTAATCACCATTAAGAAACGATGATCAGCAAGACTCCCAATTTCACTCTCATTGAATCCATAACCTTTAAGCGTTGTACGCATATTAGTTTTGAATTGATCAGTTTTATTAGGATCGCTGTACTCTGGTATTGTCGCTGCTGCTAATTGTCTTTGTGCATCAAGGTATTCACTATATTGTTTTTGATATGCTTCATTTGCTTTAGACTTCATGCCATCAATCTGACTTTTTTGTTCACGTAACTGGTAGTCCAGTCGAGCTGCAGATGTGGGATCTTCGTCATAAAGTTTATGAAGATCTTTGCTACCTTGTTGCTGCCTGATAAAAGAATCAGCAGTCGAAATCATATCGTTTAGTTCTGATAAACGAGTATCATAAGTTTGACGCAAACTACCCTTTTCGGATTCGAGATCTTTTTTCTCTAATCCTAAAGTGTGAGTTTTTTGTCGATAATCCGAATCTCTGGAATAACCTGCTTTCAGCTCATCGAGGCTGACCTCTAACTCTTGACCACTAACTTTAATGCGGTGGAGTTCTGGTTCCTCTGTTTCTGTTTGCGTTTCTTCTTGGATTTCGGTATTTTCAGGAGCAGCTTCTTCTTGAGTTCCTTCAGACTCTGGTTGACTCTCTGGAGAAGTTTCCTCATTGATCTTTTGAGGTTGCTCTGATGGTTCTGCTTTTTTTTCTGGTTCTGATTGTCCTTCTTTAGGATTCAGAAGTCCAGAAATCTTGTCAGCAGCACCTTGAACAGTTTGTTCTTGTGCCATAACGTTCCTTTCTGGGTTGACGTATATCGAGCTCCTGGATAGGTTAGCTCTTATTTAAAAGCTCAAGATCTTTTTGAGCTAGTTTTCCACTTTCCATGATAGTTATTAAATGACCTTTGATTTTATCTAGCATATTATATGCCATCCAAAGGGATCTACGTTTATCATCGTCAGTAAAACTTGTATTAAATATCTCTTGTTTATATGTTCCTAAGAGATCTTCAAATGCCTGTTTCAGTAGGGGATCGTTTAGAAGAACCTGGGCTCTCTTTCCCTCCCTGACTTGTGTCTCTGTTTTGTCCATCGTTAAAGAATTGTTGTTGTCCTTTTACTATTTCTTTCATTAAATCACCAGATTTATTTAGATCTGTTTGTTCTAACATACTTCTACGTTTAAGTTCAAGCTCATCTATTTTAGATCCGTATTTAAGTTCTAATTCTTTAATTTTTATTTCAAAATCAAGTAACTGTTGTCTCATTCTACCTTCAATTTCTTTTAATGTTACATTAGCATTAAGTTGTGCTCTTTGATTTTCACCTTGAACCTGAGCAAGTGTAACTTTTTCAAATTCAGTAGGTGGTTTAGGAGGTAGTTGTGGCATTTGTGCTGCACCTACATCAGGATCCATAAAGTATGGTTCTATTCCGTTAAGTCCAGCATTTTCAATTAATTTCTTTAAACTATTATATATATTTCTTAGATTAACCATAGGACCATGAACATTCTGTTGAAGGTTTATAGCCTGCATTTGTCTTTCTAATATAGCATTAATAAGAATTAATTGTTGTTCTTTTGATCCTGTTCCTAGTCCAACATGGACTGTAACATTAACTCTATCTTTCCACTCGTAAGGTCTCATAGGTATATACTTACCTCTAATTCTTACGATCTTTTCTTTTTGTTGGTACTTGCATACCAACTCGAATATTTTTAAAGCTAAATCTTTAACACCAGTTTCTGCAAATATTCTTGCAATTAACTCCATTCTCATTTGAGATTGAGTTAAGACCTGGTTCATACCAGTTGCTGTTTGATTGTTTAATGTATCAGCATTTAAACCTTGTGAAGTTCTACTTACACCTGTTCTAGATTCTTTAATGGAATCTAAGTAAGCCAACATACCACTTGCTTGTTCAGTAATAGGTTGAGCTGGAATAGGCATCATTACATTCTGAGGTGGTTGTTTAGTTCTTACAATTCCACCAGGTCTATTTGTAAGAAGATCATCCATAGATACTTGACCATCTTGGATAGCAACCCTGTTATTATTTGTTAGATACATATTATCTAACATTTGTCTCATAACAGTAGATTTAATTAATTGTATATCTTCTACTAATTCTGCAATAGATCTACCATGAAATCTGTGAGGCATGATAACAGGTGTCATAGATATAAAAGGTATTGTGTCTACTTCTTCTACATCTAATAATTTTTTAGCATCACCTGCTACAGTTATTTTACATAACTCTGCTTTGCCATCATCATTGATGTCCATTCTAATATAACATTCATGGATCAAAACATCATTTGTAGATTTGTCGCCATCGGATAACCCATGTGAAAAATCTATATTTTGATGTCTTGTGAATTTATCTTCACTAAAAAAATCTGTATCTCCAGTTGGTAAACCTTCGACTAGGTCTCGATCATAACCCATTTCTATTAATTCAGTTTTAGTTTTATTTGTTCTATGACAAACAAAATTTGCTGAATTAATATCTTTACATCTTCTTTCAATTAAGAATTCTTCAGGAGGAACTGGTTCTATACGAACTTGTCCATAAAGTTTTGTTCTATGAATAACTACATCATGTAATTCTATTTTGTCTATTTCTTTACCACGATCATCTGTGATAGGTTCTTTATATTCGGAATGATTTGAAACTTTTACTTGTGCATCTGAAACAAGATCATCAAACTCATCATCTGTTAATCTAGTATATTCTTCTCTTTCAGTCTTTTGGGAATCATCCCAATAAATTTTTAAAATTCCATTCTTTTGGATAAGTGCATCTTTAAATGCAGAATACAAAGCTGTAAATCCATTGTTCTCTTTCAAGAAGATATAATTAATATAGTCAGAACATTGTCTAGCCATTTCATCATCTTCAGGTCCAGTACCTTCGCAAGCAAATACATTATCTCCTGAAGTAAATATCTTCATAAGAGATGGCATTAAACTTTCTACAGTATCCATTACATCATTAGATACTACTTGAGAACGCCCTTCTTGTTCGTTGCCAAGAGGCATTCCTAAATAATATTCTAATGATTTCTTTCTTCTTGATACTAACTCTCCACCAATATAACCTGATGAACTATGTAATTCTTTTGCTAGTATCGATAATATTTCTTGTGTTGATTTTTTCATTAATTACAATTCATCTTATCTAGATCTACTGGTACTTCTTTTGTAAACCAAATCCAAGATTCAATTTTTGTTCCTTCTTGCGTGTAAGTACATTTCTTTCCTATGGAAACACAGGAAGTAAACATAAGTAAACTTATTATTAATAATATTTTTTTCATACTACGTATTTTGTATCTATTTTGATTGGCTTATCCCATGCTGTTGTGTCAATTGGTTCTGAAACACAACCATACCTAAAAGCATCTGAGGCGTGTGAGCACCAATCGTGTAAGGGTTTATTTTTAAATACCTGGTTCTTGTCATCCCATTGTTTTCGATATTGTCTTAATGCATCTAATCCTACTTTACATTTTTTTCTATCAAACCAACAGTCAGGTAATGCGTTTCTCACAGATTCTATTCCATGATCCACTTCTAATTTAGGAGCTACTTCAAAATCTATTCCTAATTCGTTTGCAACTTCAAGTCTAGATTTTCCAGTTCCTAATTCTCTTGCCATTATATCGTGAGGTGCGATATGATTAGAATAAGCATAATCTTTTTCTTCTAAAACATCTGCGTAATGTGCTAATGATTCGCCTGACGTTTCGTAATAATCAATGAGGTGAACTTCTTTACCAACTCTTTGTGCAAACCAAATAGCTGTACTGTCTCCAATCCCCAAATCCCACCAAGTTTCCACACCTACATTGTCATCTACAGGCACGTAGCCAATTCTTCCATCATTATCAGCTTTAGTCATTAGTCGACCATAATAACTTCCAGACACAGCTGCAGTAAAAGAGCATTCAAACTCTTGATCGTACTGCTCAGGTGTCATAATAGAACGTGCCTGTTCCAGTTCCTCGTCTGGAATTACTTTAGTGTCTGATGATTTGTATAGTTTCCCATACCAATCCTTGTGACCTCTTAGAGCATAATCATAAACTTCCCAGAATTGATTATGACCCATTGGAGTTCCGATAAATAATACCCATCCTAATTTATCAGCAATCGCAGGTCTGATAATCTCTGTCCAAACTCTAGGAGACATGATAGCGTATTCATCTAAGACTACTCCATCAAATCCCATTCCTCGAATTGAGTCAGGATTATCGGCACCAAATATTTGAATACGTGATCCGTTAAATAGATCTATTCTTAATTCAGTCTCGTTCCTACTTCCACCCCACATCATTAGAGGCTTAGTATAAAATTTTAAATATTCCCAAGCAATTGATTTACCTTGTCTATATGTGGGAGCTATGAATGCACATAAACTCCTAGGCTTACCAGCTGCTGTCTTAATTAATTCATTTATTGAAAGTACACTTTTTCCAAATCGTCTATGACAGACTAAAACGCTAAATCTTTTTAAATTATTGTGAACTTCTTTTTGATACTCACGAGGTTTATAAGGAACCTCAATTATCTTAACTTTCTTTTTGCCATTGGACTTTGATTTCGATTGGTTCATCTGTACCTATTCTGGATGTTGTGTTCGCAAGTCTTGCATGAACATAAGGTGCAGCTTTTTCGGCAGCATACATTTTACGTTCAGGTGCACTAGCAGGATTGTTTAACACAGATAAAAGATAATCTAAAGGAGAATGTTGATATTTAACTGCCATTTCTTCCATAGATTTCCACAGCTTTGTAGTCTTAGAACCAAAGGGTCTACCAGCTCCTGGTCTTTTACCACCATGATTTGGTTCCTCTTTGGATTCTTCTTTAGATTTATTAACTTCGTTTTCGTATGTTTTATCTTCTTCAACCATTAGATTATCTTTCTGCCTTTTTTATCCCAGTTTCTAAACTTAGCAAAGGAATAACCTTTATCGGCTTTCTTATATGCTTTACCAATAACTTTAGGTGCAAATGTTAAAGCTGTAGCTGTTATAGGATGTCTAAATGCCCACTTAGCTGTTCCCCATAAAGCCTTCGGTAAAGTTTTACCTAGGAATCTTTGTTCCCCAGATGCTTTTTTACCCATACCTACTGCCCATTTTTTAGTTGAGGAAACACTTTGTCTAATCTTACCTTTGGCAGCAGTTACTCTGCTATATTTAGCAGGTAGATTTTTTTTATAATTTCCATTAACGTTAGTCATTAGTATTTTACCTTTTTTCCTTTTTTCTTAGCATACGATTTAGCTTTTTTCTTACCAGCCTTAGTGTATGCGAATTTTTTCTTTCCTACTTGTGGCATGGGTATCCTTTTTTTTTATTTTTTTTATCTTTTCTTTTTAATATTGCGTAATTAACAGTTGATCCTGCTAAAAATCCTGTAGTTATTGGATGATCCCAAGCAAGTTTAGGAACTTTTTTAATTCCTCGTCTAAGACCTCTGCCTTCGCTTCTAACAGCACCAGCTAAGTCTTTAGCAAAACTACCTTTTCTTGCTCCAAAGCTTACACCTGTTTTAGAAGATGTAAATATTTTATCTGATCCCTTTTTAACTTTAGATCCAACCTTGGAACTAAGCTTAAACGCTTTATTCAAGCCTTTAATTGTCCATAATGGTATACTCATCGTAATAGTCCTCTCATCGCAGCGTCTCTTGTTGTTGGCATAGGCATTTGTCCACCTGGTCGCTGACCCATTTGTGCCATTTGTGGGTTATTAGCTTGTTGTAATAAACCCTTTTGTTGTTCTTTAGCCATTTTTGGAAGTAATTTAGCTTTAAGAATTAATTGTAGCTTCTGCTGCTCCT